CAGTCTGCACCGCGCCGTCGCGGATGAAGGTGAGGATGCTCATCAGTTCGGCATCCTGCAGCAGCCGGTGGGCCTCGCCGCCGCGGCGCTGGATTTCGTAGCGTTCCTCGCGCGAGAGGTCGCTCACGGCTATGTCCCCTGCGTTTGCAGTGTTTGCAGCGCGCGCAGCAGATCGTCCTGGGTCATACCGGCCGGCAGCCAGCCGCCGACTTCCTGCCCTGGCGACTGGTTGAGGTTGCCGAGCGGTGTGTTGTGCAGCCCGTACCCAGGATCCACGGAAGGCTGCGCCACCATGCCTAGATCGACATTGCCGCGCGCGTGATGCGGTTGTTGCCCGAGGCGTGCGGTCCAGTCGCCGGGCGGCCCCACAGCGGAGCCAAGCAGTCCGCCGACAGCCATCACCGCGTGGTCTTGGTCGAGGTTCTGCTGATGGTGGGCAGCTTGGCGGTGCCGCGATCCTTGCCGGCGCCGGCTGCCCCGCCGCTCACCGGCTTGTTCTGGCCCTGGCGGGGCACCGTTTTCGTTGACTGGCTGCCTGATGCGCGTGTGACCATGGTGGCCTCCTGGTGGAATTAGGAACATCAACCTGGAAAGTTCCTGGAAACGTGGAATTACTGCCCTGGTTGTGGTGGTGGGCCGCCCGGCCGCGGGAGAGGCGGCCCTCCGGGTCCGAACAGTGATTTCGCCGCGGCGTTGGCTGCGATGTTCCCGTATGCACTGGGCATATTCCCCTGCATCAGCGCCTGGCGCGTGGCCATCGCCTGGGCTGGATTGAACGAGCCGGCGGGCGGGCCCATGGGCTGCTGTGGGCGTGGCGGCACCATGGATGGCCCAGGGGCGGCTGGCGCGCCCGGAGGCCGTGGCGGCCCTTGGGGCGGCTGGCCAGGCGGGGGGCCTGCCGTGGCGGGCATCTGCGGGCTGGTGGGTGGCGGCAGATTGCCCAGCAGCTGGACGCCCGGCACCTTGCTGGCCATCGCCTGCTGGAACTCTGTCAGACTCGGCACGGGGGTGCCGAACTGCGCCCCGGCCACCCAGGTCTTGGTCCAGGCGTCGAGCGCTGCTTTGTCCCTGTTCAGGTCATCATCGGTCAGCATCTGCGCGCGTTTGGTCTGCTCGCTGGCCCGATCGTTCTCCACATCGGCCGCGGTCTTACCGGCCTGCACCTGGGCGAGGATCAGCGAGGGATCGGGTGGTGTCGGCGGTGGCGGTGGCGCCTGGAACCCCGGCGGCAGGGCTTTGAAGTAGGAGGACACGTCGGCAATGTTGGCGGTTTCCAGCATGCGCGACAGCGTGTTGCGATATTCCGGCACGCCGACCAAGGGATTGGTTAACCCTTGCGTCTGCATGATCATCTCTTGCTTACCGGCGATTTGGCTTAACATCGCCAGCCGTTCCATGGGCATGCCCTTGCCGCCGACGTTGACCGAGGTCTGCCACATCACGCCTAGCGCACGCGGATCGATCGGCACCCATTGCCCGCGGATACGGTAGACGTTGGGCCTGTCCTGATGCCGCGCCATCATCCTCAACAACCCGGAATACAGCGGCGCCAATCCGGTTTCCGCCAACGTCCGCGCCATCATGTCGAGCCGGTCTTGAGCTGCGCTGGTCTGCGCCGAGACGGCTACGGGTGCCGTCGATTGCAGCTCGTCCACCGTCAGCCCTTGGCTGGCCCGTGTAATCCCTGTCCTGCTCTCCCTGATGGCCTCCAGGGCCTGCATCATGTTGAGCGCCGCCTCGCCGGTATAGGGCTTCACCAGCTCGGTGACGGCGCCCGCCTGGGTGGTGCGGATGATGCTGCCGATGGCCGTTTGCCTGGCGTCCGCGAGGTTGACTTGCCCGAGGGTGACGACCGTGCGCGGGAACATCGACTGCGCCAGGCTGTCGAGCGTCGCCCGCATGACCCGGCTTTCGACCCGCTGCAGGTCCATCACCATGTCGGCCTGGCTGTAACCGATCAGCCGCCCGGGCTCGCGATATGGCGTAAAACAAGCCAGCGGGATCTCGTCGCAGCGCTCCCACTGGATCATCTTGGTGGCATTGCCGAGCATGTGGACGTGGATGAGTTCCGCTTTATGGTCGTTATCCGTGTCGCAGCGTATCCAGCCCTCGGCGTAGCGACAGATGCCCATACTACGGTCACCTGGGGGCGACGGCTTGATGTTGTGCCCCTGGGCCGGGTTGCGGGCGATCATCTCGCGGCGCTGCTGCGGCCGCATCATGGTGTCGCAGTAGGCCAGGATCTTGTCCTCTGGCAGCCCCATCTCGATCAGGTCGCTGGCCGGTACATCGCGCACATGAAAGATACCGCGGGCGCCATCGACGGTATCGGCGTCGGCCACCACCCAGACGCACTCGGCGGGCACGGCCTCGACCACTGGCCAGTTCTGCTGCGCGGTGCGGGTGATGGTGGCGCTCCACATTTCCGCGGCACCACCCGACTGTAGATACATCGCCCCATCTGGCGTCTTTTGCAGGGTGGAGATTTCCTCGTCCGTCATCGGGCGTCGGACGATGCGCTGCGCCTCGATGCCCGGCTGCGCCAATAACATCTGCAACTGCGGCTGGAGCAGGCCCTCGCAGACATCCGTCCGCACCTGCTCGCGCTTACCCCAGTACCAGCGGGCCCACCCCGCTTTCCGCGTCAAGGCGTCCAACAGCACATCGTGCAGCACTTGCCAGCCGTGGTTGGCGGTCATCAGCGCCCAGCGGGCATAATCGGTCGCCTGGCGCGCCAGCGTCGTCGCCAATTGATCGTTGCCCGTGATCTCACTGCTGATCGGTTCAAAGCTGACCGGGTCTTCAACCCCTGTGAACACGCGCAGCAGCGATGGCAGCGTACTCCTGATCGTGTCGCGGACAACCGTGAGCACAATCTGCGAGCGTCCCGGCGTTTCGTCCCCCAATGGCCGCCCATCGTAGTATTGCGACGCGGTGATCCGCTCGCGGCTGAGATAGGCGTCATAGTTCTGTGCGATCTTGAAATAATACTGGGCGACCGCCTCGATCTCGCGGTCGTCCTTCCCCAGTCTCTCGAATACGATCTCTTGCTGCCACGGCACCCCGGCCGGCTTGACTGTCGGGCGCAATCCCGCCGCATAGCGCCGCAGGTTGGGCGGTAGCCCCTGATCTGGATCGTCCGGAACATCGGCACGGGGCTGCGGGACCAAATACGCGAGCATTTGCTCGCTACCCAGGTTTAAGCCCTGAGGTTGCATGCCGCTGGGAACAAGATTGGGCAGCGGCGGCAGGGGCGGGATAGGGCCGCCCATGGGAGACAGCAGGCCGCCGGGTCGTTGGATCAGTCCGCTCACTACATGGTCCCTTCCGGTCCGCCGCCGCCGCCCTCGCTGGCGCCATCGCTCAGCAGTCCTGTGGGTGCGGGCGCGTTCGCCGCCTGCCTGGCCTGTGCCGCCTGGATCATCGCCAGGATGTCGGCCAGCCCAGGAAGCTGCGGTGTGGCCTGCGCCGGCGCTGGTGCCTGCCGCCCCCACATATCGTAACCGCTGGCGCTAGGATTGATCGCCCCTTGTGTGGCCGCTGGTGCCAACCCTGGCCCCACGTTCAGCGACGGCACGGTGGGTGCGGGTGCTGCGGCCTGCTGCTGTCCCGTGACGACGTGCCCCCACTTGTCATAGGCCGGCATTGGCGCGGCCTCCTGAGGCGCCTGGGGCGCCGGGATCGGGCCATATCCTTGCGGTGCCCATCCCATCCCCACAATCGCATTATACAGGTCGCCCTGCGTCGCAGTCGGCCCGCCTGTCGGCACGCCCAGCAGCCCCGATGGCACCATGGTCCCGCTCATGGCTCAATCATCCGTCAATACCTTCACAAGATTCTGCGCGTAGTCGTACGCCATTATGTAGATTTCCAGCAGCGCACCACGATGCGGATCGTCCTTTCTCATCAACTCCAGCACCTTGATGATTGCATATGTCATGTCGGACAATACGTTGAGCGTGCTATCAAAAGACGGATGCAGTTCCCCCTTAACGCTCTCCAGATCTGCCCATTCTGCAACCAGATCGATGAGGCCAACCGCCAGCACCGGCTGATCACCATCAAAGACGATAACTTCCATTCCCTCGCCATCGTCTGCCGGGAGCAGCATGACATCGAGGTCGGGGCCGCTCATACCTCCACCTCGGCACCGAGTTCCATGCGCATTCCCACCTTGTCGTAGATCCCGCCGCTCATCCCCGAGCCGACCCCCAGCCCCTGCTGACAGAATGTGAGGTTCAACGCGTCGGCATAGTCGCAGCTCGGCAGGCCGCGTGCCCGCATGCTGTTCTTGTCCTCGACCTTCAGCCGGCCATCGCTCAGGAACGCATAGCGCGGCGCCACCAGGTCATCGCGCAGCCGTTCATGCCGCGGCAGCCGAACCGCCCTGCTCGACAACCACTCTTTGCACCGCACCCACAGCTCATCGCGCAGCCGCGCATAGCGCCCGGTGGTGGAGGGCGATTCCGAGACGTTGACGCCGAGAATGGGCAGCCCCTGCTCGTTGAGCCGGTCAACGACGCCGGCACCTATGCCGATCACATCGATGCAGATCAGCACCGGCTTCTGGATCTGGGCGTCCCATTCCGCCTTGATCGCCCCTGCCAGCATCATGGTGTCCAGCTGGTGGAAGCTGCGCGGCATCTCAGGCACCACATTACCACGCCGCTTGATGAGGACACTGGCATCGGTTCCAAACCTCGCGACATCCACGCCCCAGATCTCGGGAGAGCCGTCCATCGGGGTGTCCCGCACCATCGCGCCGTCAACCAACTCGGCCGGGATCAGCGTATCGGCGTCGGCCAGGGGAAATTCCCCGAGAACTCTGACCCTGTACGCATTGCTGTCCTGGCCATACCGGCCAGCTATCTCGTCGGCAAAGTCCTGCGTCACCCGCGGGCTGTCCTGGTAGCCCACCTTCATGGTGAACCAGCGGTCCCGCTCCAGCATGAACGCCTTCCAGAAGAACCCGGACGACCGCGTCGGATTGCCGATCAGCAGCGTGATCGCCCCCGCACTGCTCATGCTCCCACTCGCCGCCTCGAACACTTGCTCAGGCACACCGGACGCCTCATCCACCACCAGCAGGATGTTGTCCGAGTGCAGGCCGGCAAGGGCTTCCGGGGTCTCGGGCCTGCTGGTCCTCGCCGTGATGAAGCACTCCGGGTTGCTCTTCAGCGTGATGTGGTCGGAGGTCACGTGCCACAACTCGCGCCACGCCCCCGGCAACCGATCGAGCCATTTGATCACCTCGGGGTAGAGGGCGTCGAACAGCTGCGGGCTGCTCGGGGCCGTCATCGCCAGCTTGAACGGGGCACGCGTATTGCTGAACCACACCGCCACCCACGCCGCCAATGCCGTCTTGCCGGGCCCGTGGCAGCTGCGCACCGCGATCCGGGTGTGCCCCCTCGCCAGCGCCCGCAGCACCTTCAGCTGCCAGTCGTCAGGCTCGGCCAGCAGCACTTCCCTGACGAATGCGATCGGCGCCCGGGCATATCTGGCCAGTGATACCTCATATGGGTTCGGCGCGCTGGCGATAGCTTCCGCCCACGAGGGCGGCATCCGTTCCGCATAGTCGGGGGCGGCGGTTTCACTCATCAGCATGCAGCTCAGATGGCAGCGGCGGCAGCGTGTGGGCGCCGGGTCGCAGCGGCTGCGGGCGTGGCATCTGCTGCACCCTGGCCACCTGGCAGTCTACCGACAGCGCGGCGCCGCCACGTGGCCCCAGCTTCAGCGCTCTAACCTGCTTAGCGACGGAATACTTGGAGCGCCCAAGCATGCGCCCTATCAGCGTCACGCCGATGCCGTTCTCCCACATCTGCCGCAACAGCGCGCGCTCCTCGTCCGTCCAGGGGACGGAGACGACGTGCCGCATGGTTGCCATGGTAGCCCCTCCATGTGGTAGGTAGCGGCGTTCCCTGCTTACGCGGGGATGACCCGAAGCAGGTCGTGTGGGTACCCTGGCCCGACGAGTGTTCCCTGCGTCAGCGGGGATGTGCTAAGATGGCTTCCGCGATAAGTCCGAGAACTCAAGCGCCCCGTATCTCCCGTGTGAGTGCGGGGCTTTTCTTATGGCGCCATCCCTGTCATCTGCTGACGTGAGCGGCGCAAAGACTATGCGAATGCAGGGCGTCATTGAGGACTTAGCGCTTCCGGCGAGGTATTGGCAGCGAGGAGGCTTATTGTCTCCGCCGTGGCTGGCCCTCTACTCGCGCACCGGGAATTGTCCTCCCGCTCGCCTCAATTGTGGCAACTGGCACCGTATCTCCCGTGTGAGTGCGGGGCCTTTTTCTAGCCTATGCCTCATCCAGTATCCGGCGGGCGGCCTTGGCGGCGATATCGTCAGCCGGATTGCAGGCGGCACCAAAATGAGCGCAATAAAGGTTGTCGTGGCCACCCAGCAACTCGCGCATAGCCGCCAACGTCGCCATCTTCTCTGCCGCTAATTCCCGGATTACCGCATTGAGCAGCGACACTTCCCCATCGCGCGATGCCAGGCCTGACGCGTGGCCGTCGAGCCATTCCTGGGGTGTTCTGGCAGCTTCCGGGGCGCTCAATTGTGGCATCTGGCACTTCTCTGGTGGTCAGGCGCGGAAATGGGCATTTTGAAGAGTAGGAGGCGGTATGGACAACGACCAAGAGGCCGCTTGGCTGGCGTTTCAGGAGAACCTCGGCAACCGCACAGTCGGCGAGGAGGCCCTGGCCGAGCGATCGTTCAAGGCTGGTTGGACAGCCCTAGCTCAACTGCTGGAGGCGCGGGCGGCGGCACGGCCCCCGATGGGACCATACTGGCATCCCGGAGATGAGGCATGAGCCAAGACCTGACCGATATCGTCACCATGATGCTGAAGGTCGACGCCAACCACGACCCGTCAGAGGCGAACGATCTGCTGTCGGCCGGGGCGCGGGAGATCACGCGGCTTCGCACGGCGCTTGCCAAGATAGCCGAGGAAATGAACGCGCCAATCGTGCTTCGTGGCAGGGGAACGTGAGGGGCAGGTTGATGAGTAGGAGGTGGGCATGGCCCACGAATGGCTGGCGCTTACGGCCCCGAACGGGGAACAAGGATATCAGTGCCAGCGGTGCAGGCTCACCGCGATCCATCTCCCGGTCCGCTCCTCCTGCCCGCCTAAGCTGATACCGACGCTGGCAGAATTGCTCGATGAGGTACACCGCAAGCAGGCGGCGGCGGCTATTGCTTCGTCAGACACGCCGACAACAACTGATTGAGCACGTCGGCGGTGTGGCGGGCGCGCGCATCCACAAACCAGAACAGAAATCCCAACGCCAGACCGTTCACGATGATCAGCGCCAGGAACTGGGGGCCCAACGTGTGCGCAGCCTGCCCGCCAAGCTTGATCGCCGCCTGGACGACCGTGGTGTGGCCGCCCCCGTTGCCGTTCGGAGGTGCCTCGACCATCACACCCGCCAATATCCCCACTGACGCAGGGAACACTTGCCGTTAGGCCCCGACGGTGGTGCGCTTGTCGGTTCAACCCCGCATGCGCAGGGAACGACGTCATGCACCGACAGTAGTCCTTTTATCGTACACTGACACCCCATTATCTAAAGCTTGTATTACTTTTCCGAGCCGCATCGAGGCGTCCTCGAGGTGCCGGTAGGCCAGCATCACGTTGGCGATCGCCTCGCCCTGTGACACGCCTGCCAGGGCGCTCCTCATCGCCAGCACCATCTCGGCGGTAGCCTTGATCTGGATGCGCGCCTCAGTCGCCGTATCGATCACAACAGAACCGCTCATGACGTGACCCCCCTGTGGGTTTGTTGTTGTGCCGGGCTTCCACCGGCTTCAGTGAGTAGTCTGGTTGCCCAGACCTGTCGCGCATCGCCTTCTCACACCTACGGCTCAGCATGCGTGGATGCGTGGGTGTCGTTACGTCGTTACGTATGCGGCGCCAGAAAGTCCCGCAGCGCAGCAGCGAGCTGATGATGATGCCCGCCATGCCCATGCACGGGTGGCGGCACAGGCGGCGGTTCTGGCGGGGGCGGCAGTGGCGGTGGCTCGGGTGGTGGCAGTGGCGGCGGTGGCGCCGGGGGTGGCTCAGAGACCGGCGGTGGGGCGGGTGGCGGATCACCACCCGGATTGCTGATGAAGCTGAGCGAGCTGGTATCGAGAGTGGGGCGGCTGGCCAGCACCACAGTGTCGCCGGTCGCAGGCAGCCCCCACACGCTGTTGCCGATCAGCGTCGGCTGCGTTGCGGTGTCGAGCAGGAACCGGCCTGACGGATCGTCGTTGACGATGGTGTTGCCGGTGAT